GTACGGCCCCAGTGTGGGTGGAACCTACTCCACTGAACGCATCCAGTTGATCATGCAGCAGATGATCAGGTCAACCTTCTCTGAGCGCCTCGCGCATGAGATAAAGAACCTGAGCCGCTGAAAATCCCGGGTCCTTCCTGGCCTCAGAAAACGCGCAGTCCATGACCCCGAAAATCGGCTAGTTTCAGAATTTGCAGGGGGGTCATAAACATAAGGAATGCTGGCTATGCCAACACAAAAAGCAATCGCCGAACACCTGTCACTCGACCAGGCGGCAGTTAGCAGGCATATGGCCGAGATGGGAATTGCTTGGAAAACAGCGAGCATGGATTCCATTCGTGTGGCCTACATCCTGAAGCTTCGCACAGCTGCTGCAGGGCACACATCAAGCGATGGCGAAATGGACTTGACGCGGGAGCGCTCATTGACTGAGCGTGTTGACCGTGAGCTGAAGCTTTTTACGCTGGCCGAGAAGAAGTGCCAGTTGGTGAACTTGGAACAACTAGAGCCCGAGCTGGCGCAAATGATTGGCGCCTTTCGCACCGAGTTGTCAGCCCTGGGCGACAAGCTTAAAACTGAAATCGACGCACTTTATGGCATTGACCTGGATGCGCAATTAATCGAAGAACACATACGTGAAACCCTCGCCCAACTTGCTCGATACGACCCCGAGCGTGAAGGCGCTCGTGCGTCGTCTAGCGAAGTTGCTAGCGCCCCAAGAGAAGTTGACGACGACTGATTGGGCGCGGCGGTATCGGAGGATGTCGAGCAAGGCCTCGGCCAAGCCGGGGATCTACAACCCGAACATCACGCCCTGGGTGGCTGGGATTCATGAGGCGTTGGACGACCCTAAGATTTTCAAGATCGTTTGCCGCAAGTCGGCGCAGGTGGCTTGGACGGATGGCGTGTTGCTGAACTACATCGGGCGCAGGATTGATATTGATCCGGTGCCCATGATCATCATGTTTGCCAAGAGCGAAGCGGCCAAGCAGTTCAATGACGAAAAGCTGACGCCGATGGTGGAGGTCTCGCCCCGGCTGGCGGCGCGGATTCCGATTCACAAGGTGCGCGATCGTGATAACCGCTGGGACTTCAAAAGTTTTCCGGGTGGCTTCCTGAAGTTGGTGGGCTCTAACAGCCCGTCGAGCGTGAAGTCCACCCCTGCTCCTGTGGTGGCGGTGGAGGAGCCGGACGATTGCAACAGCAACGTGAAAGACCAGGGTGACACGATCACGTTGCTTGAGGAGCGCACCAAGTCTTACACGCGGCGCAAGGTGATCTTTGGCGGCACGCCAACGGTGGAGGGATTCAGCCGGATTGACAATGCTTACAAGTCGAGCGACCAGCGCGAGTTTTGGGTGCCGTGCCCGTCGTGTGGCGAGAGTCAGGTGCTGGCATGGGCGCAAGTGCGTTGGACGAGTGAGCCCAGCCAGGCGCATGAGGTGTTTGGCCAGGCGGTGCCTGAGTCGGCCCGCTACTGCTGCCCGCACTGTGGCAGCCTTTGGACGGACGCCGAGAAGACGCGCACGGTGCGGCTTGGTGTCTGGAAAGCCTCAGCCTCGTTTCACGGCATTGCAGGCTTTTATATCAACGAGCTGTACAGCCCGTTCCCCGGGTCATTGATGCCGCGCCTGGTGGAGAAATACCTCACCGCGCAGCATGCGATGGCGCAGGGCGACGACACCAAGCTGCGCAGCTTTCGCAACAACACCGAGGGTCTGGCTTACGCCTACCAGAGCAACGTGCCGGATGTGGAGCGGTTGCGGCTGCGGGCCAAGGACTACGCCGAGCTGACGATTCCGTGGGGCGGTGTGGTACTCACGGCAGGCGTGGACGTGCAGCATGACCGGCTGGCGATTGTGATCCGCGCCTGGGGCCGAGGCGAAGAGAGTTGGTTGGTGTGGTGGGGTGAGATACCCGGGCGCACTTTGATGGTCCATTGGAACGATGACGGCAGCATGAACGAGGCGCAATCGGGTGCTTGGTTTGAGTTGGACGCCTTGCTGTCGGGTGGCTTCTCGCATGCGGGGGGCGCCATGTTGCGCATCCGCGCAGCCAGCATTGACAGCTCGGATGGCCAGACGCAAGACGCGGTTTACAGCTATGTACGCCGCCGCTTGAACCGGGGGTTTATGGCGATCAAAGGCCGCTCGGTCGATGTGGGCAAGGATGTTTTCAGCGCTCCCAAGATCAGTGTGGACACCAACGGGCGGCACAAACCGCACCCGTCAGGCATTCGTCCCTACATGGTGGGCACGCAAACCGCCAAGGATTTAATTCTTGGGGTGGACGCACAAGGCGGGCGCATCAAGCTCGACGGTGCCGGGCCCGGGCGCATGCACTGGATGAAAACGGTGCGCCCCGACTATTACGAGCAGCTCACGGCTGAGGTCAAGGTGCCGCACAAGAGTGTGCGTGGTCGCCTGGTGTGGCAATGCAAGTCAGGTCGGCGCAATGAGGCGCTGGATTGTGAGGTGTATGCCATGCATGCCGCCCGCAGCCTAAAGGTGAATTTATGGCGAGCTGAGCGGTGGGAGGCTGAAGAGTCGGCCATCAAACAACCCGCCTTGTTTGGCGACACCGTTGCCCCCGTGCGTTTGCCCGGCTCGGTGAAGGCTAATGACAGCGAGACCAGTTCAGCGGATGCCGCGGCTGACGACCAAGAGGAGGGCGGCGAGAGCCTGCAGCCCGATTCACCCAAGGCCGCCGTGCAGACGACTGCACTGGCCACGAAGAAACAACCCAACCCAGCCCCGCCGAAACGTGGTGGCTGGAGTGCAAAAAACTGGTAACCCATGAACATCTTTGCAACACTTCCCAGTGGTGACAGTGCTACCTGGCTGGATGATGCTGTCACCCTGCCGGATGGCCGCACGGCGGACGCCACCACCTGGGTGATGACGTACTACCTGCGGGGCCCGTCATCGCTGGACCTGGTGGCAACCGCCTCGGGCAAAAGCTGGAGCACCACGCTGGGCGCGATGGCCAGTGCCGCCCTGGGTAGTGGGGCCTATGCCTGGACGGCCATCATCACCAGCGGGGTGGAGCGCATCACGGTGGGTTCGGGCCAGCTAACGATCACGCCGGACGTGACGCAGCAAGGCGGTGCGTTTGACCCGCGCAGCATTGCGCAGCGGGCGCTTGAGGCTTGCGAGGGGGCTATGGCCACCTTCAATGCCACGGGCGGCAAGGTTAAACGCTACGAGATTGCCGGGCGCACGATGGAGTTTCAGACCATCGGCGACCTGATGACCCTGCACAGTTTTTGGAAAGCCAAGGTGATGGGTGAACAACACGCTCAATCCGTGGCCAACGGCTTGGGTAACCCCCGCAACCTCTTCACCCGATTCCAGAGGATTCAATGAACAATCCAGCTAAAACCTGGGAGGGCGCCGCGCGTGTGGCACTCCCCACTGGCGTGGTGGTGCCTGACCTGAGCATCAAGCGCAGCCAGGTGCTGACCCAGTGGAACGCCAAGCGCAGCGCTGAGCGCGGTGCGGCGGTGCAGCGCAGCCGCTTGGCCGAGCAATCGCGGGCCTATGGCGGCGCCTCGGTGGACCGGCTGACCAATGATTGGTCGGCCATGAACACCAGTGCCGACAGCGAGATTTTGACCAGCCTGCGCATTCTGCGGTCGCGCAGCCGCCAGTTGGTGCGTGACAACGAGTACGCCAAGCACGCGGTGCGCGTGATCACCAACAACGTGGTGGGCAACGGTATCGGCATGCAGGCGCAAGTGGTGAGCGCAGGCGGCAAGCTGCAAACCAAGGTCAATGACGGCATTGAATCAGCCTGGACCAAGTGGGCCGAGAAAGCCACTTGCCACGTGGCGGGCATGTTGAGCTTTGCAGAGATTGAGCGCTATGCCATCACGCAACTGGTGACAGCGGGTGAGGTTATTTTTAGAAAAATTCGCCAGCCTTTTGGCGGTGGAAAAATTCCGCTGTCCCTCGAGGTGATGGAGGCCGATTTGCTGCTGGACAACTGGCAGACCGCCCGGGCCCCGAACGGCAATGCGATTCGGATGGGGGTGGAGATTGACGAGTGGCACCGCCCGGTGGCGTACTGGTTCAGCCCCAAGCACCCGGGGGACTACCAGTTCACCAGCTTTGAGCCGTCGCGTTTTATCCGCGTACCGGCTGAGGACATCATTCACCTCTACATCATTGACCGCTGGCCGCAGACGCGCGGCGAGCCGTGGTTTCATGCGGCGCTGAAAACCCTGCACAACGTGGCGGGCTACGAAGATGCCGAGATTGTCAAAGCGCGGGCCAGTGCCAACATTGTGGGTTTTATCCGCTCACCCGAGCCGCTGGCGGCTGACGGCACAGTCAATGGCCGCAAGGTGCTCGACACCGAACCCGGCACCTGGCAAACCCTGCTGCCCGGTGAGGATGTGGCGGGCTTTGCGCCCAACACACCGAACCCGGCAGTGGATCCCTTCTTGCGCTACATGCTGCGCAAGATGGCGGTGGGCATTGGCGTCAGCTACGAGAGCCTGAGCCGCGACTACAGCCAAAGCAACTACTCCGGCAGCCGCATGGGCTTGCTTGATGACCGCGACCTGTACCGGATGGTGCAGGGCTTTATCTGCCGCAACCTGCGGCAAAACATTCACCGTGAGTTTCTCGATGCTGCGGTGTTGGTGGGGGCGGTCAAGCTGGGCCCCGACTACTACAGCAACCCTGAGAAATACCAGGCGGTGCGCTACAAGCCGCGTGGCTGGAGCTGGATTGACCCGGCCAAAGAAGTCTCAGCCTTTAAAACTGCCGTGCGCTGCGGCTTTATGACTCTGGGTGATGTGATTGCTCAGACCAGCCCGGACTCGGATTTTGAGGACACCTTCAAACGCCGGGAGCAGGAGCTTGACATGGCGGATGAGATGGGTCTGGTGTTTGACACCAACCCGGCGCAAGTGAATGAAAAAGGCCAGGAGCAAGCCGGTCCCGTGCCTGATGACGCGAATACACCGGCGCCAGAAGGTGGCACTGATGGCGACGCTGCTGGCGATGACACCACCGACCAACCCGACAACAAGGAATAAAAATGCCCGCTGGAACTTTTACGCTGTTCGCCAAGAACAAGGACGACTACCGCATCAATGACATCGTGGCTGGGGTGATCAAGGTCGCCCTGGTGACCAGCGCGTGGACACCAAATATCACCACCACTGGCAATGCGTTGTGGGCGGACGTGTCGGCCAATGAGATTGCTAACGGCCAGGGCTACACCACCGGCGGCAACACGGTGACCGGCGCTGCGGCGGTAGCGACAGCCGGGGCCAACGGCTATTACCTGGCTGGGACCATTCCCGCCTGGACGGCAAGCGGTACCGGCATCCCCGCGCACCGCTACTACGTCATGTACCTGAGTGGCACAGTTTGGGGGCAGGTTAACCCGCTGATTGGTTATTTTGTGGGGGATGCTACGCCAGCGGATATTCCACTGACGACGGCTACCAATACGCTGACGGTGACAAGCCCAGCCACGGGTTGGTTTGACGCGATCTGATCATGACCATCGATACCCGTGATGCGCTGATCAGCGCACTTGGCAACCTGCATGACAAAATCCTTTGGGATAAGGCCAGCATCGCCACACAAGTGGCGGGTGGATATTCATCACTGTGGCGGGCCACCGGCCTACCCCAGCAAGGGGTCATCCCCTCGACTGCTGCATATTGCACCTCTGCACTGCTTGGCAGCATCGGCTTCACCAATCAGACCGCCCCGGTTGTTGGGTATCTGGGCTGGCACACACTGATGACCGGCAACGCCAATACCAACTTGGAAATTCATGACCGCTTGGCGCACATGGGTGGTCTGAACGGAACGTTGCTCACCGCGCAAACTGTTGGCATTGACCTGACAACCATCAACGCGGGTGGCGCAGTGCCTGCTGCCCGACTGGGCGCAGCCGATTATTCGGATGTGAGTTGGTGGCTGGAGTGGTACACGGCAACAGGAGCAACAGCCGCCAATGCCACGGTCAATGTGACATATAGCGATGGCACCACCGGCAACTTAGCCGTTATTGCGGTGGGTGGTACAGCAATCGGCGCAAGCCGCATGATCAAGCTGTTATCAGCCAGCGCAACCGGGCTTGATATTCGCGGCGTGAACACCGTCACGTTGTCAGCATCCACCGCTACCGCTGGAAGTTTTGGAGTGACTGCCACACACCACCGCACGATCATGTTCACCGGCGGAACAGCCAACGTCAGCGAAACATTTGATTGGGCGCAACTTGGCTTGCCAAAAATCCAAAACGATAGTTGCCTGTTTGGCTTGATGTTGGCGACGGCTACCAGCACCGGAACGGTCAAGGGCTACGGCAAGATCGTGCAGGGGTAGCGCATGGTTAACAGCGCCAACTTTGATTTTCGGCTTGGTCGTGGCGCATCAGACCAGTTTGATGGCGGCGCTGGTGCGCTGCTTGACCTCGACTTTTTCACCCCGGCAGTAGGCGGCTCGCAAACCGTTGCGCCAGCCAAAGGCTTGGTCGCCCTGGCTGGCCACACCCCCGCACTGACTCAAACCAGCAGCAGTGCGCAGACGGTAGCGCCGAGCAAAGGCACCCTCGCGCTAACGGGTAAAACACCGGTCGTGGTGCGTGCTGATAACCAGACCATTGCCCCCGGCAAAGGCGCCCAAACACTAACCGGAAAACTGCCCGCAGTCGCCAGAACGGCCAACGCCATCTTGGTGCCTGGCAAAGCCAGCCTCACCCTGACCGGTAAAGCCCCCAGCCTGGCGCAAGGGGCGGGCCTGACTTTGGCGCCTGGCAAAGGCACGGTGTTGCTGGCGGGGTATGCCCCGCTGGTGACAAGAACGGCGAATGTGGGTCTAAGCCCCAGCAAGGGCGCGGTGCTGCTGGCTGGCAAGGCCCCCGGCATTGCGCAAAGCGCCGGCCTGACGCTGACCCCGGCCAAGGGTGCGGTGGTACTGATGGGCAAGACCCCGACAGTCGCCCGCACGGCCAACCAAACCATAACCCCCGGCAAAGGCGCGGTTGCGTTGACCGGCAAGACGCCCGCCATCGCCCGCACCATCGTGGCGGGGCAAGCTGTGACGCCGGTTAAGGGCTTGCTGACGCTGACGGGAAAACCGCCTTCAGTGGCGCAGACCAGCCACCAGCTGGTGGCTCCGGTGAAAGGGGTGTATGCGTTCGCGGGCCATTGGCCTGGATTAACGCAGTCAAACCCGGTGCCTGAGGTGCTGCCCAGCTTAGCGAGCGGGCGCACTTTGATGGTGCTGGCCGAGGCAAGGCGGCTGGTTATTTTGAGTGAGCCGCGTGTATGTGTGGTGAGCGCCGAGGTTCGCAGCCTGGTTGTCTCGCCTGAAATTAGAACCCTGAGCATTAGTGCTGAAAGCCGTCGAATGACGGTGTTGGCCGACTGAGAAAGCAACCCATGCAACAACCCTTGCCCTTTAGCCCTAATGCCTCGCTGGATATTGCGTGGGACTGGTCCGCCTGGTTGGGCACCGACACCCTGGCTAGCGTCACGGTAACGCCCCCTGCGGGTGTGACCGTGAGCGGCCAAACGCAAGTGGGCGGCGTCATTACCG